CAAAAGCAACGTGAGTAGAACCCCTACAATCCATTTCCATGTGATAGGTTTACCGTTTTTATCGACCATTTTCTCACCTCATTAAAATATAGTTCCCGTCCCCTACTCGAATAATCACGTCCAGCCGTGAGAGCCAGACCTCCCCCGATAGTGTCTCCAAGAGCCAGCTTGTCTCACCCCCATCAGAAACGCGGGGAACAATCGAACAGTCCGGCCACGGTGTCTCTCGCGGCCTCGCTGGATTCCACTGTGTTGCTTCGTGTTCCAAAACTACCATCATTGTACAGCCCCATTACGTCGCGCTGATATTGCATGATTGATTCCATTACTGCCATGTGGCACTCGTTCACCGCGGTCATCAGCTCAAAGAGTTCTTCCATTATTGCACCCAGTTTAAAGTTGGCGTCTGCGAGCAGGTAGCCGAACACGACCGATTTGCTGACATGGTTACGTTGCCGGTTGAGGCGTTACAATCGCCTGAGTAAACAGCATTGCGCCATCCGTTATGACAAGCGGCTGATACCGTTACCGCTGTCCCGTCTGCAAACGTAATTCCTGTGGGGTAGTTCGACATTCCGGCAACCCCTGTGCCTGTGGTCAGTGTCAAAGTCCTGATCGTCGCTTCGCCGGTCTGTGTTGATTGGTTTCCGACGCTTCTTCCGGTAAATGATGCCAGATCATTGGTTAATGCTGATACGTCCTCAACGCCTGCAGTGGGTTGTGTGTAAGCCAGCGTCATGGTTTCGCTCTGCAAAATTGGCCGTGAAATCGTATAGACAAGGCTTGCCGTTCCTGCGCCGGATGCGTATGTCAAGGTTACGTCCGCACCCGATGGGTCAAGAACAAAACCTCCATTTCCGCCTGCGCCGAAGTTCACGGATTCGTCAAAAGTGATTGTCAGTGAAGTTCCAGCGGCATTTACGGATACCGATGATACTGTCGGAGGTGTGCTATCAGGCGGGGCTACCTCACCCCTCAGTGGATGCGGGTAATCGTAGGGTGTGTAGTATTCTGTCCACGTGTTGGTTGATGTGCATTTATAAAGCGTTCCTGCGATTGGTGTAGATGGGTTCGCACCGACCATACCTGTCATGTCCGAACAGGATTGATTGGTTGCCCAATAACCAACGCCTGTTGTGCAGGTTGCCGGACGGTTACCAAGCGTTCCACAGCCGACACCCGATGTCCCGTTAAAAGAAGCGTTTTGGATGTAATAATCCCGATTGTTTACAATGTAATTTGTGGCTTCTACGCTCACGTTTGGAACAATGGGAGTGGTTGTGCTGTAGTTGCTCCAAAGATAGGCAGGCTTTAATTCCTGAACTGGTGCGGGGAAAACAGTAGCATACGAGCCGCTTGCGCTTGTCCATAAAAAGGAATCAGTGCTTCGTCCTAATTGGTCGCGGCATGGGTATCCAGGGGCAGAAGGCGTAACAGTTGTATTTCCGTCGTAATCAGATGTTCCATCACATTTCAAAGCATGGCTACCAACTGACTTCCATAAACGATTTGTGTCAAATGAGATATTTTTCGTCCCGCCACTCCCAGCCATGTAGTTATTAAACACAACCCCAGTTCCAGCAAGTGGAGCGATTCCCACGTTGCTCGTAAGTGCGTTAAAAATATTCCCATACATTTCCCAGCTAATCGAACCACGCCAATCATCCTGAAGGCTGTGAACAAGGTTACGACCATCATTGAATGTGTTGTAGCGTGACACATATTTGCCACTGCCGTTTGAATCTAGATACATTTGATAATTAGTGTTGACGGCATTGAAAACGTTGTCTTCCACATACACGAAATTTGCTGTCCCCAAATCAAGCGGGTCTGCCCAAGGGGTTGAGAGGGCTGTAAATGACCCCAGCATTCCGGAATCAATATGCCCGTTAATGATAATGTTATTATCAATTAGACCAACAGAAACATACGCAGCAGTCTGATTCATTGAATAAGCATTTACAAACGCGGCAGTTTGTGCATTTGTCGTTCTGACGCTATGATACCGGCAATTGTCGATCCGCCAGCCCTTCCCCCGTGCAAGAATAGCTGCGTACCCTGCGTCTGTAGGAGTTTGAAAGGTAAATCCGCTGATCCGTGTTGCAGGTAATTCCACCGTTCCGATATAGGGCGTCGCACCGTCGGTTGATATTTGTAGTGGATAATGGCCACCAAGAATAATCGTTAAGTTATCTCTCCCAGGGCCCATGATCTTTAACGGCTTATTTGAAGGAACAACAACAGACCCAGCGGCCCATGTAGCTGCCTCATCCCCCGCTATAACGTTGATTGTATTGCCAGCGACAAGCGATGGGTGGTTGATGCAGTCCATAACATCAGATGATTCGTTCCCGCCTGTGGTAAACGTGCCATCACCGTTGTTTGTACAGGCAGCCCATGCCACCACTGGGCAAAAGATAAAGAGCAAAATAAAGGCTAGTATTTTTTTCATTGGTTACTCCACGCAATTCTTTAAAACAAAGCTGTGCTGGAAAGTCGCGTCTTTTGCCGTCCACGTTGACCCATCAGAAGAGGCATAAGAGCCAGCCGTTGCAAATGTTGGATCACCAGCCCAACGGATATAATCAGACCCCGACCCGTATCCGCTTGTCGAGACACGGATGTGATACCGCGTACCATTGGTCTGTGAGTAGCCCGTTGGATAACTGAGTTTATAACTGGCGTAGGCGTCGGCAGATACATCTCCTGTGCTGATCGAACCTATATCCGTGCAGGACGACGGCTGCGGTGGAGTAGCACCGTCGGAGGTACACAAGGCAAAAGTCATCGTGTAATTCGGCGTTCCAATCTTCCGCAATTTGACATAAAGCGTTTTTACGGTGTACGTGCCAGTTCCCGCAGCCACATAGGATGAGTTGACATAAACATTCGTACTTGCGCTACCTACAAGCCAGTAATCTGATTCCGAAGTCTGACTGTTCGGGTTCCCTTCTACACAAGCCGCCCCTTGCCCACCAGCACATGACACGAGCATGTTCATCCTGGCCGATGCAGTTATCGGGAGAATTAGAAGGCAGGTAAGGAAAAGGATTATTCTTCTGTCCATGTTCCCACCTCGCCTGTGACATACCAATCCGTCGCGTCAGCAGCAACGACACAGACCTGATTTTTGGGGCTTGCCGTCGCGCCGTAGTATTCAGACGCAGCGCTCGTTCTTGTGCCAGTCGACATGACGATGTAATCATCCGCAGCAGCATCAAGGCGTAAAATCTGATTGACTCCCTGACCGTTTCTCACACAGACAGTCATTCCCGCTACAGCAGAAGGAAGGACAAAGGTTTTCGTTCCCGCGTTCGTGTTGATGAATAAAACCCCGTAGGCATCAGCAGCGTCAATATTATATGTAGTCGCAGTGCTCTCAAGGACGGCCCTTGTTGCGCCTTGTATAGTACCTGTGGTCTTGATGTTCTGTGTCGATACCGCCACAACCGTAGTCCCGCTTTTAGCAAGAACAGAGTTATCGGCAACATCCACAAACCCAGTCACCGGAGCGCCGCAGGACACCAGCTTACCCTCTGCGTCCGTGCATGTCGTCTGTCCGGTTGTCAGCGTGCCGGCCGCTTTTTTCATCAAATCCGTCGGCAGCTTGGAATCTTTGATCACGCCGTCCTCAACATAATCAGCGGTTGTCATGTCACCGGACCCGCCGGGCATGGGTGGAATCGCCCACGCGGTCGAGGCAACGAGCAAAAAAGCGATTGCGTAAATAAATTTTTTCATGGTTGCCCCCTTAATTTTCGCTAAATCTAAGCTTGATGGAAATCGTCGATGGGTTCGCCGTCTGGTTTGCAAATGTAATCGCAATCGTATCGCCTGCCATGTGATACCCCAAAGTAGTCGGAGCGATTAACACCGTCTGCGTTGCCGTCGCGCTTCGGTCTGCTAAAAGCCCTCCTGCTATATCTTCCCCGTTGACCATCAGCGTAATGTCGTAATCAGCAGTAGGGGCGGCCGTCCCTGGATTTGTCGTGATGCTGTAAAGATACCACCCTTTGACGCCGTAAGTTGACGGGCTGAAATTGTATGCCGCGATAGATCCATCACCCGTGCATGTCAGTTCGATGTATTTTCGCGTGATCTTTCCGTTGATATTTACAGACTCCGTTTGCGTCGGAATACAAGACCCCGCCGCCCACACAATTTGACAGGCCAGTAAAACAAAACTAATCGCTAAAACTATTCTTTTCATGTTGCCCTCCTAGTCACACTCAATCGGTGTATTGATCTGCACGATTTGATTTGTTGCTACCACCATAAAATCTAAAATGATTCTCTTGCTCGCCGTTAGCGCCGCTGTTGCAGCTTTGAAATTTGTTCCATAAGTAATGTTTCTTCCTGTTCCGTCAGCTACCAGACGAACCGAAAACCTTTGCCCGGCGAAGGTTTTGGTCGGGTTTTCTATTTTTACGTCACCTGTCAGCACCCCGACGCTCACAACATGCCCCAAAGATAAATCAGGCGTCACAGTTGCGCCGTAAGTCACAGATTGAACCATGTCATCGCTTTGCGTTCTGGCTATATTCATCCATAGAGGATCAGGCGTTGCCACTGTTACATCGCTTTGCGCTGAGTTCGAGTTCGTGTCTAAGGTTATCGTTGTGCTTGTTATGGCAATGATTTGATATGGCAGGGTTGCCGACGGAAAACCAGCGGACACGGTAACGTATTGCCCTAAATAGAAATCACTGGTGTCTGTCAGTCCTGTAATGACTGCTGTTGAGCCGTCCGTATCGCCTGTTGAATCCGTAGCATCTGAGTACGTCCCGCTTTGTGTGCATACTTTTAAAGCCCACGTTCCATAAACAGGGACGTATTTATGCAGAATATCTCCGCGCCTATAAGTCAGTGCAGTTACCGTATCAGCCGCAATGCTCGTAAATTTATTGACGTACCCAAACGAAGAAGAATACCTGTCCACAAACTTCATCGTACCGTTCAGGTCAACAATTTCGTTGTTCGCGTTTGCGTGAACGCCTGTCATATATCCCGGCATCAGCGTAAACTTATATCCAAGCACATCGTTAATTACTTTATAGTCAGGACTTCCCTCAAGTCGCGGAAAGATTAAACTTACGTCCGAACTATTGTTGTAAAACCAACAGTAATAGTCATCATTCTCAAAGGACGGAGAGTAAAAGGTGTTGTTATTATTTCCAGTTGTAACATAGATATGATACGATGCAGCCCACTCTGCGTCGGTGTGCGTCCCTATATTATCAAATCTGCCGCCGTAAAATTCATTCTGCGTTGCCCATCCGCTTGTGTTGTTCTCAATTAAAACTCCGATTTGATTGCTTACGAAACGATTGAGATAATATGAGTTATAAGCGTTTCCGTTGGCATTTGTGCCTGACACCTTGAGGCCAACAGCAAAGCCATAAGTTCCCGTACCGTACCTGCCAATATTATCAAAAGTCAGCGAGGACTCAAAGATGTTGATCGTATTGACACCGACTACCCCATCCGACCACGTTGCTGCTGTTGTCTTCCCATGACGAAGACGAATGTTCCCCTTATAATTGCCGTATTCGGTTGCTCCACCTATCGTCAAGGCTGTTCCTGTGGCCCCTGTGTAGGAAAGCAGGCCATTACATTCCAAGGTGGTGTTGCTGTAACCTGTCCAGACAAGACCCGTCCCGAAATTCCACGTTCCGTCATTGATGACGACCTTTCGTCCATCTATCAGGTTGTTCAACGCCTGTTGAATCGCTGCGTAATTATCCGTTGAAGCGTCGCCTTTCCCGCCCCACCATTCAGGATAAAGAACAGGAACGGAACCGCTTAAAGTCACGGCACCCGTACCCTCTAACCATTGCTGCCCGGGCAGAACGTCCAGCTTGCCTCCCCAGTTAAAGGCGTAGGTACCTCTATTGAGCCTCGCGCCCCAAGCAGGTTTAAGCGTGATATTTGTATATGTGGATGTGTCCAGCGCCTGCCCGAGTGTGTATGTCGTCGTTAATCCTGAACTTGTGTGATCCAGAACGATTGTCGCGGTTTTCGTCGTGCCAATGGCGGTAACAAGGTTTTTAATGGATCTCACGCACGTGGTCGCCGCCTGATCAGCGCAAGCCGGATTTGCTTTATACTCAATCGCAAAAGCCTGTGTTGTTAAAAGCAGCATCAAGCCGATGATAAACGATATTCTTTTCATATATTCTCCTTAAATAGATTGTCCAAAAAACCATGAACCAGCATAAATAAACCGCCCGATCTGCCCGCCGGCCACAGAAACATCCAGCCCGGCCGAATCAAATGTTATCGCGTTATTCCCCACGTTCCATATTTCCACTACAAAGCCAGCCGCAAAGGTCCCCAATGGGTTAAATGTCCGGTCAAGTCCGTTCGCGTCCAGAATCGCCCTCATCAGTTGATTGCCCGGGGCAGAGAAGGTTTCATCTCCGGTCATGGTTTTGCTGTAAATATAAATAAAATCGTTTTCCGTTCCTCCGGGGCTACCGTCGCCGTTCTCAAGCCCGGTAAGACCAGCGTTCCAGAGCGGATATTTTCCTACGGAAGGCTCGGCAAGCGTCAAGTTTTCGTAAGGCGTAGTCACCGGAAGAAGAACGGCCCGGGAAACTTTCCTTTGAACTTGAATTATCAGCCGCGTCAATTTATCAAGAGCGCGGTTTACGGCCGCCGCTGAAAAGTCAGATCCTTCCACAAACTCCGTGTTTTGCGTTGCCTCGATATTCCCGATGATAAACACCGTAGATCCGGAAGGGCAAACAGTCGGATCAAGCAAGGTGATATATCCGGAACTGGTCCCGGCGCCGGTCACGGTGTAATCGGAATTAAGCGACAAAATAGTCTCGACATTCAGCGAGCTTTTAACAATCACCAAAAGATCAGCGTCCTCAAAGATTTCAAACCCGCTTGACCCGGTAAAGTAAAACTCGGCGGTCACTCCATCCCCGGCATAACTGATGCTATTGGTTTCGTTTGCTACGGGCATTTATTCCTCCTTAATCGCCCCGCGTACAACGCCAGGCACAAACTGCTTTTTCAATTCATTCGGTCCTTTCAATTCGTCTTTCGTTTTGTATTCTTCCAGCAAAACCATGTCTTTCAATGCCTTGCCGGTATCGATCAGCCATGTCCACGTCCGGGGAACCCCAATAAACAACAGAGGGTTTATGCCCTGTGTCAATGTCATCGCTTCCCGGTACAGCCGCGCCTTTGCTTTCCCGATGTATGTTTTATCTTCGTCATCGTCGGCGCCTGCCATTGCTCCGACAATGAAAACAGCCCCGGTCAGGTAGGCAAATCGAATCAGTTCTTTCTTTGCCCGGTCATCCAGCGGCTTGCCTTCCTTGATATTGCCGATCAGTGTTTCGCCGTCAGTGATCAGCGTTCGCGCCAGTGGGACCGCCCATTTTTTATACTGCATGATTGCATCACCTGCGGAAGTCGAACCAACCAGCGAGCCCGTACCCTGAACCACCCGGAAGCGCCCCATGTCCAGTTGCATTTCGGCCAATCGTTCCGGGGTAATCTCTTCAGCGGCAAATTCCTGATCGCTCATTGAGGCCAAAAGAAACTGTTTATTTGCCAACACCGATGACGCATGGAACCCGGCAAATAGCGTTTCGCTTATTCGCTCGGTGACTTCTTTTCCCGGCGCCAAAAGTTCTTCCCACAGGGACCGGCCAACAAAGGATCTATACTTTTCAATGATCCGCCTCCCCTTGTCCGTGGTCATCCTGGCCGTGCCTTTTGCCATGCCCCGCGTTCCCAGCATCGTGGCGTTCGTTACCTGCTCGCCCAAAACGGCAGCAGCTTGAGCAATCGGAGAAAGTCCCAGGTCCAGCATCGTTGTGAATGTCCGCAGCGCCCGAATCCCTACGTCAATCGGCCCACCTTGCCGAAGCGTAGAATCAAACGACAGCCGCCTGCCCTTCTTGTTGTTGATCCACTTATTGACGAAGGTTTTCAGGGACCGGTCAATTTCCAGCCCGCGGGGAGTGTAACGTGTCGGCGTCAAGGCCTGCGTATAAATATCCAGTTTCGGGATAATGGCGTCAAACATCTTCTTTTTTTCGAAGGTCCGCATGTAGGTCAAAAAGGCCTTTGTGACATTCCGCGTCGGATCCATCGTATCGGTTCTTTGCAGGCTGAATTGGAAGAACTTTTCCAGCGGAAGAATGTTTCCGGTGTCGTCGTCAAGGATATTGAAAACCATTTGATCTTGCTGATAGGTTTTGAACATTTCCTTGAATGCCTTTATTATCCCGTTGTCTTTCAGGTTTTCAAGGAATGACCGCCGAATATGGACAAAGTAGTTTTCCCGGCCGCGCTCAAGGCTCTTTGTCGCGATCAGATAATTGAGGGCATCAGCAAAGTATTGTTGCATGAAGTGTGCATAATTGATTTGTTCCGGCGTCATCTGTTCGGCAATGGCGTTTTTCCTGTCCATCGGAGCCTCAAGAAAGGCCATAATCAGATCATCTTGCGGAATCAGCCGGCCAACAATACCCAAGTCGCGGGAGCCTTCCGACTTCTTTGCCAGTTCATACGCCTCTGTTTCTATGTTGTGCGCCCGTAGTTCGGCCCCAAGCTTGGCTTCAGTCATGCTCGTAACCAGTATGTCGAAGAAGGCGTCACGGTCACGGAGAGACGAATCCCACCGGAATTGATCAAGGGCAGCAACGTGGACCTTGTTTAATTCTTCCACATCCACCCCGGCTTCTTTTGCCAGCCGTTCCAAAGCCTCGCGGATTGTCTTGATTCCCTTCAGGTCCGTCCGGTCAACGGTTTCCAGTTCTCGTTGTGTCAGGAAAATGTCGTCATCCTGAAACGGTTCAAGCAATTTGGCAAACTGTTTTAATTGCTCCGTGCTCATCTTGTCGATGGTCGGAAGTTCAAGCGACTGCCGGTAGTTATCAACTTTCTTCAGCCGCTTCGATTCCACCAGCATCATCAATTCAATCTTCGCCTGTTTGTTTTCGGCCAGAAGAACGGCTTTCAATTCAACGTCTTTCAGATATTGAGCAAACTCGGCGGCATCCATCAGCAAAGGGTTTTTGCGGGTGATGGAGAATAACTCAGTGTCCGTTAATTTGAAATAGTCTCCGACATTCCTGATTGATTCTTTGCGTGTTGCCATCCATTTCAAGTTTTGCTTTAATCGCTCGACTTCCACAGTGTTTCCGGACTTATAGGCTTTCCTCGCTAAATCTAAAGTCTCTTTAAATTCATAGGTTATGTCTCTTTTTTTAATACCGTCAACTTTGATTTCCCTATCGATCGACACGTTAAAAGGTTCCTTGAATTCAGCAGATTTCCCCCGTGCTCTTAATATAAGATTTTTCCCGTCAGGTGATTGCCCCATAACTCCATAGGCCTGCCCGTTTATTAATACGGCATCACCCTTTTCAAGGTCGTAAGCATTGACGGATTCAGCAGGAATGTAACCTTTTTTTACAACGTCATATTTGCCATCAGACGTGATATCGACTTCTTTTTTTGTTGATACCTTGCTTTTCAATTGCTTTTTGGTGGAAGCGCCCACCATTTCGTTAAGAAGCTCATCGTCACCCATGCCGAATTCTTCAGCAACCACATCAAGTTGAAGTGTCCCTTTTTTAGTGGCGATGCCCGGGCGCTTTTTCATTAATTCGTTGATTGTCTCTTGCGGATATTGCTTCAAAAGTATGTCGATATTCAAGCCGCCACGCTTCTTGATATCGTTCATGATATTGAATACCGGAGCAAGATCGCCCAGCGAAATGCTTCCCCGTTCATTATTCAGCGTGTCCCACGCCTGCCGGATCAGGTCTTTAACCTTCGCCCAAACGTCCGAAAGCAGCTCTTTGGCCCTCGCCGTGAATGCCTCAAAGGTTTGATTGCCTTCCGCCCATATCGAGCGTCCAAGGTCCACCAGCGGGGCAAGATCAACACTGCCCTTTTCGCCGATCCGGTCATTGATTTGCTTAACCCGGTCAAGCACTGTTTCGGGTTTCGCGTCTTCCGCAAAGTCCGGCACATCGTCAAGCTGTTCGGTTTCCCCGAACGTCTGATTTGATACCTGTTCAATGTCCTCTTCGCCCTGAATCAGCTTATCAATCGCCGCGTCTTCCTGATCGATTGCCCGAAGTTCCTTGACTTTCGCATTCACCGCCTGCATATCCGGCGTAATGGTCATGATTTCTTTTTCTTCCGACTTCAAGGCCGGTACATCAAAGGTTTCTCCGGTTACAGGATCGGCCATCGTGAAAGAAGTCGTTTCCCCGTTGGCATCCTCGTTCACGCCCAGAATGAAAGGACCGGACTGCTTCATCTGATCCTTTGGCGTTGCTGCGGGTTCGGTTGCTTCTTTTACACTTGGCTTTTTCTCGCCCGGCTTCTTTGCTGCCATGCCTGCCCTAACAACATTACCCGGCGCCGCCATTACTGAGAATGCTTGAGCGGATTCCTTTGCGGTCTGATAAAGCCTTTCCACAACATCGGCCAGCGTCGTAGCGTCAAAATCAGTTCCTTTGATTTGGTTATTCAACTGCTTTGACAGTTCTTCAAAGACAATATTCGTTGATTCCTGAGCGACTTCCTGCCCGGTTTCCTTGGCAACGGTCCCGGCATAAGAACCGGCCACTTTCAATAGTTTCTCTTTTACGGTTTTACTGGTTGCGACTTCCAGAACCGCTTTACTGAGCAGCTTATCCAATCCCGGGATGGTTTTCAAAAGCAGCTTGATTTGGGCGACTTCTATCCCCGCATTGATCGCACCGACACCAAAAGCCGCTGCCCTTGCAATATCCGGATCGATCGGGTTCCCGAGTTCATCCTTGAGCCGGATGATTTCAGACAGCGCAAGCCCGGCCTCCATCTTGAGAGCTTCATGAAATGCCTTTGCCGTCGCCCCCGCGGTAAATCCCATTGCAGTAGCAACCGGAACCGTAATCACTTCCTCTGGCGTCATTATTTGCGGCCCAGCCTGCCCCAGAACGGCAACCGTCCCTCCGGCTACCATTCCCGCCTGCAAACCACCTGTAACCGATTCCTTGCCTATCTGGACCATGATCGGGAGCATTTTCGCCGCTGCCCGGACTGCACTCTCAACCGGCCCCTCTGAAATAAAGGTTTCATCTTCGCCCGGCATCCCGACCTTATTCATCTGGTCCAGCCATTGAGGATTTCCGGTCATTACATATTCAGCGCCCAGCAAACCTATTTCCTTCTGTTTCTTCCCGATTTCAAAACTCTGATGCACTCTGTCGGTCAATGTCGTTCGCCGCGAAGCTCTCACGGCAGCCGGGTTCATCTTCACGCCTGCGTCGATCTGATCACGATACCGGTAAGCATCGCCGGGAGATATTCCCAACGCCTCGGAATCAACCAATGCTTGAACGGCTTTAGCACCTTCTTTTTCTTTGTCCTGAAAGGTGGAAAGAACCCTATCGAGCAAGGACGGGTCTTTGCCTTGACGGAAAGACACTTCGTTCCCGTTTGGCTTATCCAACTGGATAGAACCGGCATCAACAACCTGCGGAGCCTTCTTATCTAATTGAATTGATCCTGCTTCGATGATTTCAGGCATTTAATCCCCCACCTGCCACTTTCCATTCCTCAAGTCATAAACGGGCTTGCCGTCTTTATAGCCAACAATCTTCTTTGCCTCTTTCCCTTTCGGTATTTCCCCGGACTTTTCCATCTGCTCTCTTGCGGCCGCCGGATTAATCCTTTGCGGGTTCACAAAAGGTACAAAGTCTAAAATCTCCATGATTGCCCCGATCTTTTGCGGCTCCATGATCTTTTCATAATAATCCGATATTTCTTCTTTCGGATGCGCCTTGATCCAGCGCCTTGCGGCTTCTACCTGCCGGACATATTCCTTGTCGCCGTCCTGCCCTTCGCCAAATATCCCGGCCTTCCGGTCCCTTTTAAAGTTCTCCATCAATGCCGATTCAGCCGCCGCCCTTGCCGGATCAACTTCGCCCTTGATCCTCTTCGCACGTTCATCAATAAGCTGTTTGGCGTCGTCCTTCGTAAGCTTGCTGTCCATATGATCAAGGATTTCTGTTTCCGTTACACTTTCTGGATCTTTAACGATCCTGGCGTAAAGCGATGATTCAAGCATTTTATCTGTTTTTATCTTTCCATCGCCCTTTTCAGCCGCGGCTTTTGCACGTTCCCGCCGAACCCGGTTCTTTTCAATCCAGTGTTCCTTTGAGTTTTCCCCTGTCGGCTCAAGGTTTGACTTCAAAATATCGGAATCTTTCAGTGTTCCGGCTACATATCTCGACACAAAATCATTGCCGGTAGCATCGCGTGATTCCTTCAGTTTTTCTTTGGCAAGGCGTTCCTTTTCTTTAATTTCTGCTTCCGCGTCTTTCTTCTGGGCTTCGGCAATCGTGTTTGCTTTTTTGTCAAACTCGTCGATCTTTGCCTTCACCATGAACTGCCCGAAAACGCCGCTTTTGATCATTTCCATTGCAGCCGCCGGGCTCCGGTTGACAATTCCATCCAGGTACGCTTCGGCAATCGCGCTTCTGCCCTTCATCAGCAATTCTTCGGCATTTGATTCCGACCGGGAACCGTTGGCTACCTGAGCCATGACAGCCCTTGTAAACCGTTCAATATGCGTCGGAAGTGGATCAATCCCGGCATACGAATCCTTCACGGTCGTTTCCAGCGTCAAGGAAATAGCCTTATCCCGAACAATAGTCCTCTGGTTTGCCTGATGGTGTGCAAGCGTGGACATGGCCGATGACGTTCTTGAATTGACATGCTCTTTGATTTTCTGGCTGATATATGGATCTTCAATCCCATCGGTATGCTTCTTTACCGCGTCTTCTGAATATTTCTTTACACGGTCAAGGGCATCATAGGCATCCGTGCCTTCTTTTCCCAACTCGGAAGCCATGAAGTCGTAATGATCTTTATCGACCGCGGCGCCGATGGTCAGGATGGTATTGTCCGCATCCTGCTTTTTGATTTTTTCCTGATTACGGGCGATGACATCGCTATATTCCTCGGCGATGGCCAGCCCTGTATTTCCGGCCTTCTGGATGGCGTTTCCGACAATACCAGCCGAACCAACGTCCGTTTGAACGTTTCCGCTCTGCCCCGGTGGTAAATATCTGCGTTCGTATGTTGGTATTTTAGGCATTATTTTTTGGCCTTATTGTATGAAAACGCTCCACTTGACGCCCCCGAAAGAAGCGTACTTCCCGCTTGAAAATAACTTGCTGTCTTCGCCGCGCCGCCCTGCATCCTGGAAAGGTTTGCCGAACTCCGGCCTTTTGCCGCCGCAATATCCCCGCCGTAACGGATTGTCAAAGCGTCAAGCTCTCCCTGTGCTGCTGTGTCTTCCATAACCAGCAGAGGGGAGCCTTCCATCGAAAGACCTGATTTCCCATAGAGCGCCCTTTGTGTTGCAAGAATCCTTCTGATGCTTTCCCTGTGGGCGTCCTCTTCTGATTTTGCCCGGTCGTTTGCTGCAAGGGCATCCTGTTCAGCGACTGCCGCATTGTAATCAGCCGCATTGCTTTGCTGTACCCCTGAGTAAACGGCGCCGCCTGCCGCCACTGCCGCCGATATTCCCGCTATGACAAGTCCCGCAATTACCCCAGACATTGACGATCCTCCCGGAACTCAGCGTTGATAATTTCATCAATATCACTGAAATCCTTTACATATATTTCATCCTCAATCTTCTTGACGTCCGTTTCCTCTGTCGCGTGAACCGTCGCAAATACTGTGTCTTCATGATGATAAACGGCTCTTTTCGTCCCTGCCGGAGTGATCAATGAAGCAGGGGCTTGTATCCTATAAACGCCCTCTGTCCCGAAAACAGAGATATCGCCCTTCAAAAGAAACGCCGCGTTTGAATACCGATGAATCTGGCTGATGATCAACACGCCCTTCGGTACGGATATCTGACGGACATACAGACCTTTGGCGAAACTGTGCTGTAACGGGAACGCCTCCGGACCTACGCATTCAGGCAATTCCTGCATATGATATTGAAGCTCGTCTATAACATCCCGTCTGTTCATTATTTCGCTCATACGAGACTGACCTCCGGATAAATCGCCACAACCGTGAGCGGAAGAGGCTTATCCTGCACGATCACAATTCGGGAATCCCGATCAATCGCCCCCTCAAAGGAAACGACCTTATCCCCGTTATAAAGCTTTTTCGCTGTTCCCATCGGATCATCAGTTGCCCGGACAATCACGTCTTCAAGGTGCAATTCGTCCCGGCCGCACTTAAAGGCGCCTGTGTTTAACAATCGGAGCCTCAAGCTGGTTGTTTTTTTCATTCTTGCTTGTGCCGTTCCGTCTCGTAAAGATAATTCGGGGAGCATTGGCTCCAATGTGGCTTCATAGGGAAGGCCGTAATGCACAACCGAAGCGGCTGTTTTTAGGGTCACGGCCCCGCTTGTTACGATATGAACGCCAACATAAGCCCCGTCAGCCACAACAACAACTGGTTCTCCCTCAAGGTGTTCCCCGCCTGAAATAACTGTGGCCGGATCGCCGTTATAAGTTACGCCGGAATCCACAAAGAAAGCGTTTTCGCCTTTGTTTTCCGCATGAAGCATCGGCGTGTCGTTGAAGACAGGTTCAAGTCTTTCAATATATCGAACAGCATTTCCGTTGATTGTCCTTTTGATGATAGCCCATACTTCGTCCTGATCCGTCCCAGGGATGACACACATGCTTTCGCACTCGCCGTTTGTGGGGTGTTTATGCCACGCGATAACTTCCTGATCCCTCAGATACGTCATGCCGATTATATTACCGTCTTCCAGCCACGCCCACACAATCGAAAAAGGTTCTTGCTGGTAACAAATCCCTTTGATTCCCCTTTCGGTGATGTGTTCTGCCAATAAAGTGAGGTCCGGTGCGACATACTCAATATTGATTGTAGTGGGATTATTGGTGAACTCCCGTATTTTTCGTAAAGCCTTTTGAATAAAAAGAGTGCAATTCCCGATCGATATCGGCGGAATGTCAGCGCAGCCAAAAGTCGTTTGCTGCTTTGCGACAATGTTCAACGGCGTCATCGCCTGCCCTGTGTCTTCAGGCCCCAATCTCCACTCGCTGCTATCCGTCCCGACGATAAGGTATTCTCTCGGTTCAATCCATCTGACGGATTTTAAAGACCGTCCCGACAACGACACATCAATTGAATCAGCGTCTGTTATGCCTGGGGTAAAGTTTTCATAATCGCCAACTTGTGAAGCTCTAATGTTTTCCGGGAAGCTATTAACACCTGCGGTAAAAAGGCGATCTTCATAAAAAGTCCCACAAGACGGATATCCATTCGTGGCATTCCATAATTCAGTATAGAGCGTCCATGCGGATGTGGGTTCAATGTCTCCGGAGTTATCAAGCGACACAGAAAGCATTTCTTGAATAATATCACCGACAATCGTCTGGCTATCAACAAAGGTTGTTATCCGGACCAACCCGCCATAAATCGCAAGGTATTTTCCCTCGTCTGTCTCACGAAAGACTTCAGAAGGTTCCCCGTTAGTCATAGAATAAACCATCAGGTTTTCCGCCGTCAAAACATTAGGGTTTGCGCCGCCAATTTTGACATAAAGCGTGTTTTGACCCAATCCGTCATTGTCGCCCCATGCCCACCCCCAATTTCCCAGCGTGCCGACCGTGCCTTTTGTTAAAAGCATATCAAAGTATTTAACTTGCGCTGGCTCCGTTGGAGGCTTGCATGATGCGGTCAATTTAACATAATGTTCATCAGGAACAGATGACTCAACGAAATTGATTTCGATAGTCGGAATTGGGACAAATCCGCCTTCCGGGATAGAAAAAACAATCAGATTTACCCACGCAACTCCGCTTTCGTCAGTGTCGTCAACCGTGATCGTCACTGAGGCATTGGCCGGTTCTGATATTGACGGGATAACGATAGCCTTTGGTGATCCGGTTATTTTCCAGCTTCCGGAAGCGATTGGCAATGTGCTTAAAAAATCATCGATTATTTCACACGTTACCTCTTGAGTATTTATAAATGCTTTGATAATTGCCCGCGAGCGCTCGGATTGTATAATCCGGTTAACGTCTCCGGTCTGAAAAACAGCGGATCCAGCAATGAACTTAACTGATGTTCCTGTTGTTGCTTCCGGATATACTGTTGTGTCAGGAATTGTTACTGCCTCAACAAGCGGCGGCGGGCGGAAGTTTGCTTCAATAATATCCCATGAGGTCTCCCCCATGTGTAAGAGTTTCCGGATCGCATAATCCGGATGGAAAACATAGGCGACGTCGATTGACTGGCAATATTTTATTTTCTCAAGATCATCTTCGCCGTAAGGTGTTGGTATTTCGTAAATGTAATTGTCTGTCACCACCCAATATCCAGCCAGTAAATCAAGCGCAGCGTCGTCGCTTGTATGACCAACAATGCACCTATAGACCGTTGCGCCACCTGTTACTATTACTCCCACGCCGTAATATACGCCCTTGGCCCACGTCGTCGGTGTGATTGATATCTGCGCGCCATCTGTGTAAAATCTCGCGTAGTAGTCACCAAATTCAACAACATAGGCTTGTGTGTCAGACGATACGAAGGGGATCAGGATAGACTTTTTATCGGAATATTTCGTGCTGGCGATATACCTAAAACCGGGACGCATCGTTGCAGGCCCGTGAGGGTAAGGAATTATATTCACCATCTGGCGGCAGGCGTTTTTATACTTGTCGATATCCGTCCGGCCAGCCATGAGAGGCGACCAAACGCCCCCGGTGAAATTGGTTTGTGATGTAAATGCGCCCATTAACGTCCTGTGGTCTGCCAGCTAAAATTCCCAGCATCTAAGCCCTGCTCGTCTTTGTGCTTCGGCGGATTGCCCTCGATCGCGTTTAACTTTTCGGCTTTGCTGATATTGATGGATAATTCGTTTAAGAAATCTACCCTGAGCTTCGGATTATCTGTCAACTTCGGCCCTATCTCAGCGGCCAGCGCACAGGCAAAGCATTCGACAAATTCCGGACCATATTGAGAAACATCCGTTATCCTGGCGATGTACCGGATTTGTGGATCTTCAATGGCTGTTAAAAGCTTATTGCCTTCAATCGACCATTGAGCGTCAGACATTTGGCCGCTTTCCCACAACTCAAATACGCGCAGGCAATCTGTCGGCAGTGGATAATAATAATGCTCTTCGGGAAAAGCAGGAGCTTCGGACAGAGCGGCGCCAATCTCGAACCGCTTCAAGGCAAATCGCCACGGATAATCTTTGATCAGCTTATCCCGAACGTGGTCCCAAAACGATTTACACGCCCTTGATTCCCGGGTGTTCTCGTTAATGTCCGTAATGGTTACGCCGCCAAACTTGCCAAGCGCCAGATTGCAAATGCTGACCTGTGTTGCCATTTAAAGCCCTCGTTCTTTTTTGGCCTCAATTAATTCAGCCTTCAACTTCGGCAGACGCCAGCGCCGGTCAAATGCCGCGCCCATTGCTGTGAACTCCGCACGAACTTCCTCGATTTGCGCCGCTTCGTCTTTGATCTTCTCTTCCACCTGCTTTTGCTCAGCTACCGGATCAACAGGCATGAAATGATGGGGCGGGTTAAATCGTGCGGTTCCCTTGCACTTCCCACATACTAATCCTTTCAGCTTTCCGGTTCCTTCACACGTTGGGCAGGGTGCGATATCCCCGGAGAAACTCAGCCGTTCGCCTTCCCGATAAATCTTGTTTCCATACTGGCATTTCCTGACTGCTCTGAATTCCATGCTTCATTCCTTTCTGATAGGGGAGAGGTTGCCCCCTCCCCTATGGTTTGATTACTGACCCTGCTGAATCGCATTACCGATCCAAGAGGTCACTTTTCCGGTTGTCAGCGTCTGGCCGCCGATGGTAAATTCGGCTTCAAAATACTGATCCAACGGACCCGCCGGCAGCGCCAAGCTAAACAACTGCGTTCCTTTCGGGTGATCGGTCGGGGTATTCGCGGTGATGGTCTTCGTCAGGATGATGACACCACCTGCAACGGCGCCGGTTGCGGAGTGATTGTAAAGATCGCACTGAATCGTCGATCCATCCGTTCCGGCCAGAAGGTCCGCACCTTCAACCACGCAGTTCCAGAACAGCCGTCCGCTGTTGTTGGGGCTGTCATCGATCGACGCCCCTTTGTGGTTTTTGATCTGCGGAATATAGATTTCGTTGGTGCTGTTCGTATCCGTGCCAGATACGCCGCTGATGTCCAACTCTTCGCAAAGAACCAATTCGTTATCCATGATAGGCATTTTCTTTTTTCTCCTTTTAATTAAGAAATAGCGTCTTCCGTGTTCAGAAGGATGTCTTTGTCAATCATTCTGACGGGAATCTGACGGAATCCCAGGAACGGAACGCCATCAAGACCATTCTGAGAGGTCCAATAAACATTGGATTTGTCTTTCAGCTTAATCTCCGCCTGAGTTTTGATCGTCTGGTTGCAGTAAATACGGGTGGACGCATCGGTTTTCATGTTGTTCAACAGCGTGATCAGCAGGTCTTCATCAAAGGTATTGGTGGACCCGGCAGACTCAATATTTGCCACGCGGCCTATACACTTGGGATGACGCACCACCAGACCGCATTTGACCTGGAAATGATCACGATACCCCTGGAACTGCGACGTTGACGGAACGGACGTTGTGGCATCCGTGATGGTCACTTCGCCGAGGTCCGCGTGCTTAATGCCCAGGTTCGGCATGTTCTTCGGGTAAATGAAATGCGCGTAAGTCGCACCCCAGGTTACAACGTAAATGCTTGTCAGGTCCGAACCGCTGCCATTGCCGTTGATGACAAACTCTCCATCAATGGTGTTTAAACGAGCAGCCAGACCGTGCATTCCGTCCGCCTCTTCGTTCGCGTTGCAATACAAAACATCGCCGCAAAGATCCTGTCCCAGACCTTCCAGAAAAGCGCCTGCTTCCTGCAGTCTTACCCGCTGGGGTTCCGGAAAGGAATCAATGTAATCCTTGTCATACTCAGCGTAGATTTCGCGCATCTGGATGACGTCCATAACTTCAGTTGTCCGGGACACGCCTTTGGGAACGCCCTTATTGAGCTTGCGTCGTGCGGAGGTCGGCAGGGTTCCGCGTCTTACTGTTTTGTTTACCCAGATGTCATTCGACGGCAGCCAGGGCGCTTCCTGAAGAATCATACCCATTTCCCGGTTCAGAACTTCAATGATGGTCGCAAGGGAGCCATCGGGGTTGAGTCGTTTGGCCTGTTCCACCAGACCGTAATATGCTGTATTCGTAGCCATTTAGTGTTCTCCTTATTTTTTATTCATTGACGGGAACATCTTCGCGGCCTGCTCTCTTTCTTTGGCCTCCGGTGTATCTCCGTCACCCCCGCCGCCTTCTCCGAACGTCGCCTTGTCATCCATCATTTTCGCCCCGATTGAATTGAAAGCCTTCATGAATGCCGGATGATCGCCCAGCTTCACTCCGTCAATTACCTTTTCAAGTAGGTCTTCAAAGCCCTTGCCGAAGGTCTTCCATGCTTTCGTGGCAATTTCCTTGTTGACGTCGAACTTCGTTCCCCATTCCGTTTTTAGTTTCGTAACGGCTTCATCGCGCACACGTACAGACTCAGCCTCAGCTTCGGCCTTCTGCTTCTCAGTGACCGCATGGCCTTCTTTCGCCAGGCTGAAATACCAATTCCAAGCCTTCTCAGCCTGTGCCTTTGTGTAATTGTTTTCGTGCGCGAATTTGCGGAACATCGCCTCCATTTCAGGATTGTAAGGAATCGTTTCAGGTAAGTCGGCAGGTTTGGTTATTTGATAGCCGTCAGCCTTTTCGGGCTTTCCGACCTTATTCCAAAACGCCGCTACTTCTTCTGGCTTCGCTTTCTCGTCAGGAATTACGATTGCTTTCCCTTCGGCCTGTAGCAATGAATCGAACTTGTCCCAAACTGCGGGAGCCTCTTTGAACTGCGCGAATCGTTCATTGCTTTTGTGGCTGTCCGGTAAACTCGACATCCATCCCGGAAACGTAACCGCGCCATTATCTCCGCCATTGTTCCCGCCGGCATCGTTGGCATCACTCATTTTAAAACCCTCCTAATCTTTTTTATTTTCTTCCTTCGGTAGCGGCTGCGCCATCAAGTGCTTTAAAAACACAGTGACCGCCCCCGCTGATACTTCTCCACCACCTAAAATCAATAACAGCCTTGACGCATAATTCTTGAGCGCGGTGTCCTCGGGCATCAAAGGGACTTCCGAAAACAATCCCAACTCGTACAGCATGTGATACAGAACCGTTGACCCGTCATGGCTCCCGAAAACATTCCGGTAATTCTTGATCAGGTCATTTGTCGGAAAATAATCTAATCTGCTCATGCTGCACCTTTCATCGCGTTACCCACCGCACCGGCCAGAGCCCCATCGGTATTCGCGTCGGCTCTTGTAAGGGTTTCCACTCCGCCCACAGCGTCAAGCATATCCTGCTTTTGATTCTCCGCTGCCATTGCCTGCGTCCTGGCCTCTCTGATTGCATCCACTGAATCCTGATCGTTGATGGTCTTCTGCGGGAAATTAAACGACTCCATGACTGTCCGGACGGTTTCATCGGCATTAACCACATCGGCGCTCCCCGGGAATGCCTCGATAATCGGAGCAATAACCTGCAAGCCTGCCTGAATCCCCTGAGTCTTAAACATCCGCCGTTGAGCCTGAGCAAGTGGCCCCTGATACATTGGCGAGAACGAATCACCGGGCATGGCCAGATCATACAGGATGTCAGGCCGGGGAGTTATGCTCCCATCATTTGCGGGATCGCGTTCTGCCAAAATCGAATAGACCAGTTCAAGAACTGAATCCATAACCGTATTAAGAGGGGCAAGCTCAGCGCCCAAAATGGCGGCTTTCTCCCCCATCATTTCAGATACTTCATAGGCTGTCTTCTGCCCCCTGCCTTCCATCTGGGAAAGCATTAAAAACGTATCAACGTGGAATCTTTCCCGGATGGACCGTTCAACCTTTTCCTCCCGGTCTAACCCTACTGGGAATGTTCCCCCCAGAACGGCAGGCTTCACAAACATGCCGTCTGTGTCATAGGGATTAATCCCGCGGGGCTTCCATTGAACCTTGTCTTTCATGGCAGCAGGAACGTTCAGCGGAGGATCAATGTGCATCTGTGCCGCACCCAGCAGGGTTTTACTTATGATGTTTGAACCCTTGATGTCAGCCATCGAAAGGATGGCCGGGCATAAACCGTAAACAGAATTCGCCATCCGCATGTATCGCCATACCTTATAGGGAAATTCGTCGTATCCCGATTCAGACAGCATCGTACTGTTCCCGGTCGCGTACCATACCGAGGCATACTTTTTATTCTTCGCGTCTTTCTTCTGATCGTTTCTTTCTTCCCGTGGGAAGACAGCGTGAATGATTTCAAAATCCTGAAAAGGATCATTTCGATATGCGTTCTTGATCACTTCCGGGCATTTCTCAAGCCCGAACTTCTGGACTATCTGCCGGGCTGTCAGCTTGCGTTTCCTGTGAAACACATCGACTTCGTTGAACCGGTTGACGGAAAAATACGCCTCCCGCGGGTGAACGTTGTCAAATACAATCTTGCTTGTTTCAATGTCATATTCAGCGTAAAGCCCAACCGAGCCGATTGTGAACCCGTTGAAAATATACGGCCACATCTCCGAATAGAAATTACTGCTGTTGAGCGCGGAATAGATTTCCTCTGATTCGTGCTGCAACCATTCCCGTATGTCAGGGACTTTGTTCAACACGTTCCGGCTCATTTCATACGAAAACCAGGGGAAGGACGGGCTCACATGATAACCGTGAATCCCGTCCGTCGCCAGGACAGCCGCGCCGATAGCAGTGCCGTTAAAGGACTTCTTGCCCCAATCCGCATTGAAAACGTCCGACTTGATGTCACCGAGCCCGATGTTCACAAACTCAGAAACAGACTGCCATACGCTCTCCATCGGAGAGCGCAGGGTTTCCAGTTTGCTTTGCCGTGATGTAACCAGCTTTCTGATGTCTTCGTCACTCATTACAGTCCCTTAATTTGCGGAACGAGATACTTCATACCAGTTCGTTCCGTCGCTGATTAAGGTAATCGTGTCTTCATCCGAAGTCACAAAATTACCGGCTATTTTCAAGTTATTTCCGTCAGTGAATGTCAAAACACCATCAAACCGGAGGATAACTAACCGCCCTGCCGTAGTGGATGCCGCGGCAATACTTGTGATGTTGTTTGTGCCGGTGATTAAAAAATATTGTCCTTCTCCAAGAGTCAACTCTCCACCCGCCGGTGACGCGATATTTGACCCAACTTTATGATTTACCGTGCCGTTCAGGGTAATTGCCTTCCCTGCTGCCACGTTTGCGGTCACGCCTCCCGCCGTCGCTGTCAACGTAATTGCACCCGCTCCCGTGCCCTGAGTATTTGTCACCACAATAGTTTCAGAGGTTCCTATGTTTGCCGTCAATGCAATTGCCGAAGCAGTGTTATCTTTGGAACTGATGAGGACTTGACCACCGGCAATGTCAATGTTTTTCGCTGCCGCTGCGTCGATATCCACTCCACCAGCTGTAGAAACTAAAGTGATCGCGCCTTCAGATGTTCCTTGAGTATTGGTAATAACGATTGTCTCTGATGTTCCAATGTTTGTTGTGAGCGAAATAGCGCTTGCCGCATCGTCTTTCGATACAAGCTTCACCTGACCGCCTGCAAGATCGAGGTCTTTGGCCGCAGCCGCATCAACGTTGACACCGCCCGCCGTGGACAACAGCGTAATGGCTGATTCGCTCGTGCCTTGCGAATTTGTGACGACGATGGTTTCGGTCGCCCCGATGTTTGCGGTTAAGCTGATCGCACTCGCGGCGTTGTCTTTACTAACCAATGCCACCTGGCCGCCTGCTATATTAATATCCTTTGCAGCTGCTGCGTCCACGTCAATGCCGCCAGCCGTCGAACTGACAATGATTGCATCTTCACCTGTTCCGGCGGAAGTCAAAATCAAAGAAGCATCGTTGGCTCCGGTTACAGAAATCGTTAAATCATCCGCCGCGCCGTTGGAAGCCAGTGTCACAGTCGCCGCCTCACCCACCGCAAAGGTCATACCCGTTACGCCAGAGAAAGCGCCTGCGGTCGATACGTCCCAGGTGGTAGAATCAACAGCCACGGTTTCCACGCCACTTCCGACTTTGACACCGACCGTATTGCCGTTGGTGATCAGGATGGAATTGACATAAGCGGCGCCATCCACATCGTATGCGTAAAGACCAACCGTCTGACCATTCGTGGTGGAGCTTTTAACGCCCTTGCCGTTGGCCATCGTAATGTCGCCGGTAAGATCGAACGTGGTAAATCCGCTTGCTGCGCCTGTCGTCGCAATATCCCAAACAGAAGAATTGATTGCTACTGTTGCTGTCCCATTTCCGAATGCGGTTACGCCGGTTGAGGTCAGTCCGCCAGTAACAGCCACATCACCCACAATGCCCGTCGCGCCAATTAAATTGACTGCGCCTGCGCCTGTAACGGTTAATGCGTTCGCGCCTGCTGCTGTGACCACCAGGGCATCCGCCTGGGCGTCAGCACTGACAACTTCCAGCACCGTGCCGTCCGTTGCATTTCCGGACTGAGAGATTTTAACAACCGAAATGTCGCCCATCGCGCCAGTATTCGTAAACGTCCATTGGTCCGCAGCGGTCGAAGCGCCGGTCAACGTGCTTGTGTATGTTCCAAATGTGATTGTTTTATTTGCCGCGGGATCAGTGATCGCATTCCACGCAGTCGCCGCCGTGCTGACGTCGCTCGTCATGGCCACAGTTCCCGACTTATCCGGCATCGTCCAAGTCCTATCGGCAGTCGGATCGGTGATCAGCAGCTTGCCTTCATAAGCGTCAGAAGTGGCGCCCTCAAAAAGAATGCTGTTTTTCAGATAAAGCTCATTGTATGAGCGTCCGTCTTTCCCCAGGCTTTGGCCAAACTCTTTGTTTGGATACGGTCCCGCAGCCGTGGCCATCGTCGCAAAAAGCAAAATACCAAGTAAAACACTTAATACCTTTTTCATTTCCTTTAACCCCCTAACAAAGTTGTTGTTTGACCTGCGTTGTCTTCGGTTTCCCCGGACAACAATGTTGATTGGCGACCTCTACGACGCTTCGCCATAAGCCTTTCCTTTTCACGAGCGGCCTCAACAGCCGGATCGCTTGCCTTTGGTGACGGCTTAAAAGCCGGAACTGCCGGAACTCCACCCATGTTTAATTCCCTCCGAAACGCAAATTGACGCCAGAGCGGACAAATCCGATCCGCTCCCAAAACTCGACAGCCTTGTTGCCGTTAATCCCAGCGTTCACGCCGACCATGATGTTCGCCGGTTGAACACCTTGAAGGACCGCCCAATCAATAAACGCCTGAGCCATCATCGCGGCCGCCGCGCATCCCCGGTATCTTGGTTTCACGTAGAACAAATAATCCATTGCGATCAAATCATCGCTGAAAATGTGCTGATACAACCACGCGCCCATCATGCCGATGATTTTGTTATTCACTTCATAGACAACAGCGAATTCCTCATTGATGACATTGAGCATCTTTTCCCGCGCCTTTGCTTCATTGAACGACAATGATTTTAAATCGCTTTCTTCGTACATGGCCTTTCCCATCTCAATCAAAGCATCAATGTCGTCTATCTGTGCGGTCCTAAGCATCAAATGGACTCCACTCTTTGGCCTGATCTGACTTATCGCCCCCGCGCAATCTTTGCCGAGGTTGAACCGGGAACGCAAATGTGAGCGCCAGCGCATCCGCCAAGTCCGGAGAGCGTCCCAACCGCTTCTTGACCTGATCCTTGTCTTCCAGAATGATTTTACCGCTTGTAAATGAATATGTCGGGGTAGTTAATTCGGCCACCAATTCGGGAATAGGAGGCAGGACTCCACCGCTTTTCACCCAATCAGCCATTGAAAACCACATTTCGGCGCGTTTGTTTCTGTAACGTTCATCAATCGCCGGGCCGTGGAACTGCACACCGATGGCCTTGTATTTCGCAGTCACAAGGTTATCAATGACGCCATGCCCCCAGTGTCCCGTATCATCGATCATCATGGCATCGCCATCCCACGAATCAAACATCGTGGCACACTTGGCAGCTATATCAGTTGTTCGCGCCTTCCGCATGATGATGGGGATCAATGACGCCATTCCTTGCCGCTGGAACAACACCGATCTATCATCGCCGAACCGCGCAACATCCACTCCTATGATCTTCGCGGCCCATTGGTATTGGTCCGGCCGCAGACTTCGCTTTTGAGCGGCCTCTACATCGTCAATACCCAATAGCGCATTGAATCCCTGAGGCGGGAATAATCCAAGAATAGTAGCCATAACCCAGGGATTGTCTTTGCCGTGTGTTTCTATTTGATCCCTTGCGTACTCAATTGAAACGCGAGGTGTTCTTTTGGGATCATCTGGATCCGCCGTAATGGTTATTACGTGCCATTGTCCGCGAAGCGCATTACACGCCTGATAAAGCAAACCTGTTACTGATGTCGGGTTTCCTGCCTGAATGATTGTTGCGTCTGTCGGAAGTCCTGTAAAAATCTGTTCTGCTGCTTTTCCTACCGCAATCGGCATATCGCCGGTTTCATCCAAGAGGATGAAAGGGTATTTGCTGTGCAATCCAGAAAGCGCCCGGCCAATGGCATCGGCATCGGCATCTTTCGCGTAGGACCGGGCAGACAAAAACCACGTTTCCGAATGATCCTTTGCCTGGATTCGCTCTTTGTGCCATTCAAATGCGGCCGATAAAAACAGGGATTGGTTTTGCCACTTTGCTAATTCCGGCCATAAATTGTCAGAGAGATTGTCTTTTGTGATTGAAAGTGCTGCGCCCTTGGGATGTTCGCCCTTTTCGGCAAAACAGGATAGGCGCCACCAGCCGGCCATCGCCAAAACCATTGTCTTACCTGGGCCTGTGCAAGCTTTCATTGCTACTCTGTCGTTACCGGGCAATGATTTAAGTGTTTCTTCCTGCCATTCATCCAGTTTGACATTAGGCCAATTATCGCCGACAAACTGAACCGCAGATTTCCGCCAATCAGATATTTTTCTGCTTGCTGCGGAAATATTATTCATTGCTCACCCCTGCAACGATATCCTCAAGCGTGATCTTCCCGCTGTGTTCAACTTCCTGTTTGTCTTTGTATTCAGCGTGATTCTTTAACCAGAAGATCGGACCGGCTGCGTTCTTTCCTTCGACTAACTGTTCCTCGATATTCATTTCGATTTTCAGCTTTGCTTTTTTTATAATGCCCAAAAACTTTGGATTTACTTGATAATTCAGGAGAGAATTTCTTGAATCAAATCCGAGAAAATGCGCGAGCCCTGCTACTGTGTAGGGGCGATTTTGGTAGGTGGAATTTGTTGCCGTAACATTCCCGTCTTTGTCTGTTACTTCAACGATTTTATCAACCCAGCAGGAGTCAAAATAGGAGTTGACTTTTTCTTGTAGTTCTTTTGGTGATTTAAAAAGTGGCGGGCGACCGCCAGCATGTTTTTGTTTTTCAGCCATCAGTTCCCCTCGATGGCTATAGTGTCTCACCTTTTCGCCCTGTCGTGCTAGCGACAATTCGCGCCACTTTTACTTTTCAGGTATTTATCAAGCTCCTTTGCCTCGGCCTTTACACTGCCGGCGGGATAAACCGGCATTCCGTTCTTTGCGTATCGCTGTGCTGCCCGAACCGATACACCCAAATATCGCGCTATCTCTTTCCAACTCGTAATCCATTCAGTAGCCATCTTACCCCTTCCTGTAGTTAGTGTGTAAATACATAACCCTGCGCCACAAGCTCACTTCTGCTCATAACAGGATAATCAAGCCTCAACTGCCTGCATTTTGAGCACTTAAAAGCATAACCATATCGAACGCCCGAAAGTTCATGATCCTTAAACGCCCTGATCAATCCATGATCACAATCCGGGCAGTCAAAGTGATGTTCTGGCGCGTGCTTGTCGGGGTTCGCCTGCTGCCATGCCATGTTATATTCGTTCACTGTTTTGGCGATGTTATGAGGAAAACTATCGCATTCATCCTGAATTTTACTTTCAATCCAGCGTATTGCTTCGGATGGAATGTGTTGTATTTTTTCGAACCAGGCGTCCATCGCTGATTGCCGTGGCTCTTTTCCGCGTTCATAGAAATCACCCATGCGCTTTATAAATAATGCAAATTCATGTTTTAACATTGGATTCCCCTTTTCTTAACCACTTATCAATCTCGCTTTCTTCTGTGTAATGCGTAAATTCAGGCTCCCACATCCGGTTTTTAATCCATCGTTCCGGGTCTTTCCATTCGGGACGAAAATCGCCATCCCTGGCGTTGCGTCGCCATTCTTTTTGCTGTTCAATAGCGATAAGAACCACATCAATGGCGGGTTTATTGCCGTTGAGCTTTTTCCAGTTTTCAAATGCTGCTTTTTTTGATCCTGACTTTTTGGGGTATGCTTCCCAGAAACACAAAAAATCATCCGGGTAGGTTTTTTTATTATTTTTATTTTCAGAGAGAGCGCAACCGGATTTATCCGGTACATCGTCAATCGTGAATCCGGAATCAGGAATCAGGTTAAGGGAATCAGGAATCAGGGATTCTACACTTGTGCTTGTCTGATTCTTGTCTGGTGCTGGTATGGTGCTGGCCTGTTCTTTAATGTGTGGTGTTTGGTGTTTTATGAAGGAGTTAATTTCTATGTAATTATTACTATTTACGGAATAGATAGTTATGAATTGTTTATCAGATAATTGCTTAATTAATTTTTCAATATTACAGGTGTCGTATGGAAGTAACTCGGCTTTGATTTTCTTCGGACGGTACTCGAGTCGCCCTTCCCTGTCCGCCATGCACCATAAACCTGTAAAAAGTATCCTTGCAAGAGGATCACATTCAGCCAAAAGATCATTTTTATAGAACCCTGGTTTGATATTTCTTGATCTCATTTCTTCCTCTCCTTCGCTCTTTTTCTCATCCATGCGACTTCTTTTTTACGTCGGCATTTTGAACATAATTCTCTCGTTGGTGTGCAAAACATAATCTCTCCACACACAACACAGGGCTTTTCTACCCGTTTCGCTTCCGGCCAGACGGTCATAGTTTTACTCCCTCAATATCTAACTCGATCCTTGGATTATCTTTGTCGACATGCCCGAAGCGGTAAGCAACATCGGGAATTACCTTATAGGAATCATCAGAAATAATGCCCGTTTCAATTAGCGCGTCGTCTGTAAATTTTTGGACGATTGAAAGAACATTCCCAAGGTCAAATTTTCTATTACTGCCAGGGTAAGCCGTGTATGTGAATTTATAGGGCGGCTGCCCATCGATCATTGACCACAGGGAGGCCTTTGAAACGACATCCTTCCAAAGTATTTTTGCTTGATTCAACGTCATGTGGTGGGTGTTTCGATAAACGTTAAGATTCAACTGGAAAACCTTATCGTCTTTTGTTTTTCGCGGAATGGTTACAGAAAAAGGCAGTATTAATTTCATTCATCCCTCCCGGAACTTCACAATGATGCTTTCGGGGTTTTCCTTAAAGTATTTCTTTAAACCGCCGCGCATCATTCCAAGGCGGCTTTCGAGTTTCCGGATTGCGGTTATGATAGCCTGATCGTCGGACGCTGCGAGGACGTGAAACTCATAGTTTCGGTCATCATAGCCAAGCAAAACGTAGCGCTCAATTTGTGGCATCATCCCACCCCCAGCATAACGAGCGCCCTGACGAGCGAGTAGACGCCCCAGAACACGGCAGCGCAGTAAAGGATTGCGTAGGCCAGGAATCGCGCTCTTATCCGGCAATGTGCTTGGTAAAAGGTCATTTCACCCCCATCACAACCTTAAGTTCGTCAACATTCCTCACCCTGACCGCCCCTGTGACGTTCCGATTGTATGGGTAGTCAATCAGTATGACTTTGGAGTAGTCGTCAAACAGCGGGTAGTCCTCCACGATCCTGTCGCCTTCTTTGAGCATGGAGAGCTTTTCGGATGCGTTCAGGACAAAATCCACGTCAAATCTGTTCTTTTCGAAGTGCTCCTGAATCCAACACATCGTATACGGCCGCCAATGCTCCGGCTGGCAGGTGATGATATGAACAAAGGGAAAGGATTCTATCAGCGGGTAATATTTCGTGACCGGGGCTGTATAGAGCAGCTTGAGGTCAGCATTGATATATTCGACAACCGTCTGGCCATCGATAAGATCATCCCAGTTCTGCCAGTTTTCGCGGTCAATTCCACAAATGTTTCGGATCACGCCGTCGAGGTCGAAGAAAATGCTCATTTTGCTTTCTCCAAATGTTCAGCAATCAACAGTTGTGCGTAGTGAATGATTTTTTCCATGTCTTCCACAAAACAATCACGCTTTGCAGGGGCGTTCCTTTGGAAATGTTGCGTTCCCTCATTTATTGCCCATACAGTGAAAATTCCCTTTGCCTTGTAAACGTCGATTTGCTGAATGTCCTCGCCGTTGTAATGTTTGGAGCCTTCTTTCTTCAATTCAGCCCATGTTTTTCTTTCCACCTATTCCTTAACCTCCAAAATCAAACACTTCTGAATTTGTTTTCTGCTGTACGTGACCGCGTTCCGGTAGGTTCGGTCTGTGAAGCTGTCCAACGAAACCGTCACCCCATCGTAATCTTGCTTTACAAGCAGGCCGCAGCTTATCCCGGCAATGGGCTTCAAATCGTCATCAGCCGTTACGCTTTGTTGATCGCCGTGTATGCAAGTGTCCGTCCACCAGATGATTGCGATTTTCATTACCAAACACCTTTCACGCCGACGTTATCGGCCCGGTTCTCGACGGTTAAAATTCGCTCACGAGGAATGTATCGCGCCCTTGTCGCTCCGAGTGTGGTTGCTGAATAAGCCTTAATTTCTCCGTAGCCGGTGAACCCGGGCGCATAGGTTCTCAGGTAGGATCCGGTAATGAGCCCCATTGTCGCCTTCTGGCCAATCTCCGAGCAGTCAGCATTGGGAACCATTTTCAAAAAAGCTTTCGCAAATTGTTCATGAACATGTCCCATCAGCACGAGGTCAGCATCGACCATATCAACCAGCATTTTTAGTTTATTGATTTTACCGCCGGCGGTGTTTGCGGCGCCCATGCCATGATGAATAAAAACCCTGAGCCTGGCAGTAAATTTTGGTGGTGGTACGTCTGAGTAAACCATTTTGCACCCGGCTTTAAATCCGGGCTCGTGGCAAAAATAAACATCTGTGAATCCTGAAAAACGCATGTTCGGAACCTTCAGCGCCCCGCAGATATATTCGTGAACAAACATCTGAGAATTGCGGTTCATGGCCGTAAATTCATGGTTTCCAATAAGCATTCCAAGGCATTTTCTTTTGATAGGAGAGAAATAATCGATGATCATCTGCGCCACAAGTGCGCCCAGCTGTGAAAGGTCATTGATTTTCATGTCAGCATCAAAGGCTTCCGGATCAAACCTTTTGTCGCCGGGAAAGATCCAGTCGGCATAATCCCCGCCGATAAAAAACAATGAATATGTGTCCTCTTTGATTCGCTCAATGTCTTTCATTAGGTGAGACTTTGACACGCCGCGGTTAAGTAGGTGGATATCGGCAACGTCATAAATAGAAAACTCTGCGCTTTCTTTTCCGTATGTGACAATCCTACATCCCGATGCTTCCACGTTTTCCCCCTTTAATGAACCGCTGGAATGCTTCAAAGTCGATTTCCGGCTGCTTTCCAGAAAGGCTAATCCCTATCGCCGATGCCTTATTGCTGATCCCATCTCTGGTGCGCGACTTTAAAACCTTTTTGATGTCATCCGCCGAGTAGCCCAAATCGGCCATTTGCTTCAGCACTTCAACTTCCTTATCTGTCCAGAATTTCCCTGCGTTCATTCATTCCCCCTTGTGGCAGGTTGTTAAGTCCCATCTGTCAAGCCAAAGGCAAAGGACACTATTGAGCTCGGTGTCATAACCCGGGCACTCGCTTTCTTCCCCTAAACATTTCCCTCTGGAACGCCGCAGCGTCTTTTCCTCTTTCGGGTGCGCCCAAACCTCAATCGATGGCTTTTCAAGAATGTCTGTCATTTCATTCCCCCATCAGCCTTTGCTTCCACTCTGCCCGGTAAGAATCGTTGAACTTCACGACCTGATTTTTCCGAACAACCAGGTCTGTGAACCACGCAATCCCGCGGAGGTTAATCATCATCACCTGAAAGTCTTCAGGATGTTGTTCCGCATACCGGTGGCAGCAATTACAAAGCCACACGCAGTTATTCGGGTCATATCGAGTTGATTTGTTTTTTCGGGTAAATATGTGGTGCGGATCTGCAACAGTCATCGTGCAGCTGGGAAACTCGCAAGTCCCGTTTGCATTTTCGCAGACGCGAGCCCTTAAAAGTTCAAGAACGTGCTTGTCGGTTGGCATGGCGTACGTGTCCTTATATGGTCATTCTGTATAAAAATAATTGCATTAAATGTCCTTATGTGGACATTGGACATATAAAAAAACAATACCTATTTTTTTGTTGATTTAATCGCTGCTTCCAATATGTTTAAAAGGCCGGGATTATCAATCATGGCCTCAATTATATTGCGGTGCGCGGCCTGCCAGCTTTCAACCTGGATTTCGCGCTTCTGCTCAGCCGTCATTTTGTGTCCTGACTTTTTTTCGATGTCTTTGATTGCCAAATTCAGCCCCTCCATAAATTTCAAAAAATAGCGCCCTGTCAAAGCACGGCCCTTTTCAAATTCCGACCACCTCTGCCGCGGGATAGAACAATTGTGCATAATGATAGTTTTTCCCCATCCACGATTTTCCGCTTCGCTGAGGATGAAATCCATATAGTTATTAAATGTTACCATCTTTTTTGCAGACGCCATTTTCCCTCCATCGGTTTCTATTATAATTTATCGTGTCCACAGTGTCAATGAAAATATTTTAAAGAAAATGTCCATAGACGGAAAATAAAGATTGACAAACATGTCCATAGTGGATTATACTTCTTTCAAACAGGCGGAAAACGCCACCCGAAGCGAGGATAGGACATGAAAACGTGTAGTCGATGTAAAATAGAAAAACCAACTTCATCGTTCAACAAGAGATCCAGTTCGAAGGACGGATTACATCAACGCTGTAAGGAATGCTATAATATCGAAACTCGTAACTGGGATACCAATAGAAACCTCAGGGATATTAAAAAGTATCGTGATATTTGGAGATCAAATAACCCTGAAAAATATAAAGCTCAAACCCTAATCAGTGATGCGAGACGCCGAAATCCTGCCCGTATTATAATTTTATATAAATGTGATTGTGAATCAAAGACAAGAAACTTGCATCATCCAGACTATTCAAAACCCTATGAAGTTTATGATTTTTGTCCGTCTTGTCACAAAAAAGAGCACGCACGACTTCGTTTATTAGCGGCACAGTCCGCCAATGATAGCAGCAATCCCGAAGCCCTCAGACCAAATATACTTGAGCGTCCAGCGGACATGACAGCCATAGCGGCTACTCGTTAAGTATCGGTCACAATGAGGCGTTGCACCAACGACGCCAGGTGCAAACAGTAGGTAAAAAGCCCGGGCGCAAGGCACACACAAATACAGGATGAAAGGGGATGGTGCATGAATGAAATGGCGACGTTAAAGCGCGGAAATAGGTTATTTTTATTGTTTTAAGAATTGTTTTAGAAGCGTGTCTAGATGTTGAAAGATCGCATGGAGCATCGCAAACCGATGGGTTTCATTGGTCAACACACAAATAAACTGCGGCAAGAAAAGAACAGGGTTATGCGCGAAATGGGATTTACCGGAAAGCAGTATCGGAACCACATCAAACTACAGCGTCGGCAGGCAAAAGCGGCGGCATAGCGAGGGCAGCATGTCCAGACTGATCAACATTTTAACCTGGCTTTTCGTGATCGTGGTCGTCGTGGCCGTATTCCTTCACAACTGCCAGCACCAAAAGCTTAAGGCCGAACTGACGGGACTCAGCGACGAGCAGTATTTGACCGTCCAGCTGGCGGCGCGGAACGCGGACGATTGCCATGTCACGCCGATCGATGGCGGGTGGAGATGTGAAGAATTTAAAACTGGGAAAATCTATATTGTCAAACGATAGGATGTAGCGGATGCGTTTCAGGTTCTGGAAGACAGAGAAGAGAGAGGAAATCAAGAAGACCCCGCGCGACTACGCCCTTGAAATGCACGGCCTGATTGCGGGATTGCCCAGCAACGAGAGGGACGCGGCTCTTTACACGCTGATTAGGTTGACGCATCCGAAACATCATTTGCATAGGGACCCTACCAAAAGGAAATTACACAGTGAAATATAACCTTAGCGAACCATTGCCGGAATACGTAAAAACGTATGCTTTTGATGTAATATCAAAAAGAATTTTTATTGATGACAGTCAGTGTTGGAATTGGCAAGGGCACATTACAGACAAATGCTATTCAGTAATAAGCGTTATGGATCACCAGTATTATGGACACAGATTATCATTTGCTGTTTTTATCGGAGTAATACCTGAAAATTTGACAATCGATCACCTTTGCAAAAACAGAAAATGTATCAACCCAACACATATGGAAGTTGTCACTCGAGCAGAAAACGCATTACGTGGGGAAAGTTCTCCGGCACAGAACGCTAGGAAATTATTTTGTAAACGTGGGCATGTATTGCAACCTATTCAGGAGCATAGGCGAGACAACAACAGCGCAAAGCGTCATTGTCCAATATGCTACAGAATCGATGCCCTAGAATGGAACAGAGGCCACAGAGAAAGAAAAAACGAAAATAATAACAAATATTCTCGAAGTGAAAAAGGGAAGTCAGTTCGTAGAGCACGATACGCCTTAAATAGGGATCAAATATTAAAAAGACTAAGGGAAAAGTATTGGTCGAAGAAGCAGCAGGAGATAGCGGCATAGGCCGTCTTCTACCAGCGGGGAGGCGGGAACGTAAACCAAAGATTAGGAGAAAGCCCAGTGTTGTATGAAAAACGGGAAGTGCTGGCTTCCCATAAATTGAAGGGAGAGGCGATGCAAACCACAATTTATAAGTGCGATAAGTGCGGAGTGGAAGACACGACAAACGAAATTAAACTTGATCGCGTTGGAATTTTTGTCGGGAATTATGAACGCCGGTATTCTTGGGGAAACGGCATAAAAGTAGAGGTTACCAAGGAATGGTGCGAGAAATGCCGAATAGCGGCGGGACTTATTGCAAAACCGAAATCATTGACAGTCGAAGTGACACCGATCACGCTTGAAGACATGCTGCGCGAAATGATGCGTGAAGAAATTCAGGCCGCTACGGGAGCATGTTAAACATCAATCCCGGCGGTAGAAATACCTGGGCATGGGAGCCGGTAATCTAAGCGTCGTTACCGCGTGTCAGGCAAAGCCGACGCGAACAGGAGTCAGGAGCCGGTGCCGGTGCCGGGATTAAAAAAGGACGTGTTTAAAATGTCAGACCAGGAAAACTGGGAAGCTATGAAGTTACGGGAATACGAAGCGAAACTTGAGCCTAAGCCGGAAGAATACCCCGATGAATACTGCCGGGAATGTAAAAACAAGAAGTGCTGGGAATGCCCGGTGATGGGATAGGCAAAGCTACCTACCCGCCGATTGGAAAGGAAAAAAAATGGTTTGCTGTGAATTATGTACCGCGAACATTAATGTCGGAAGAATATGGAAGGTCAAAACAACATTAAATGGCACGATTATTATTTGCGATGAGTGCCATAGTGATGTGCGTGTTTCTGAATACGAAGATTATAATGAAAACTTAATTAACACCCCCGCCGCCAAATAAGCGAGGGACAACAGGAGGGAAAATGGAAAATCAAGTTTATGAAGTTTCAACAAGGGATCAAAACGCCCTGGCAGATGACACCCTAATCGCCATAGCAAGGCAGGCAGAGGCGAGGATTGACGCAGTAGTGAAGATCAAACAGCTTGCCTTGAAAGTAACGAACGGTGGGGACTGGACGGATCAAGGCGGAAAGCCTTACCTCATGGTATCGGGAGCAGAAAAGATAGCAAACCTTTTCAATGTGTCGTGGTCTTTCCTCACCCCGGAGCCGATCTATGAAGAAACCGCAGACGGGCATTATACATTTACTTATCAGGGTCGGTTTTCTATGGGCGGTCGTTCAATCGAAGTCGAGGGGAGCCGGTCATCAAAGGATAAGTTTTTTAATCAGAATGAGTATGTCAATGACGTGAAAACGGCGAAAGCAGTAGGTGACCGTGACAACAAGCGCGACGTGAAAATGGCCGCCTTGACCAACCTTCTCGGAAACGGTATCACCCGCCTTTTGGGAATCCGCAACCTTGCATGGGCTGACCTTTCCGAATACGCAGGGATAACACAAGACCAATGCGGTAAGGTTGAGTACAAGAAGAACGATAAAGCGCCGGTTAAGGAACCGCAGAAAAAATCTGACACGGCCACTACTGGCTCAAGCACCGCAGCCATCACGATCAAGGGAGTGGTTGAACAAACAAAGACACAGGCCGGCGCCGCAATGAAAAGCCCCCTTTACCATATCCATGCCGAAGAAGGCGGCGACTATAAGACGTTTGATAAGAAGCTGGCCGAACTTGCCACAGCATCCATCGGCAAACCCGCCGACATTACGTTCGAGAAAAACCAGTATGGCAACGACCTGAAGACAATTGTGGTTATTGCAGAACGAACCCCCGGAGAAGAAGGCTGAAATGACCGCAGTGATTGATTTTAAAACGGGGAAAGCAACCCCGGCGGCGGCTCTACAGACCGCAGCTTATTCCCTGTTAAACGATTTTAATGTTACGTTTGATGCTGAACGTCACGTTTATACATGGCAGGGCAAAGACCTAAAATCAGTCACGCAGATTTTACAGGAAGAAAATTTCGTGGATTCAACGTGGTTCACAGAATGGGCAAGGGATAAGGGTAGCCACGTTCACACGGCCATCAAGTACGATCTCGCCGGGGAACTTGACGAAGACAGCCTTGACGATGAAATCAGGCCCTATCTGTCAGCGTTCAGAAAATTCATGACCGAAAGCGGCTTTAAGGTTGAACGCTCCGAAACCCCCGGCGTTAACACCACGCACCATTACGCCGGAACGCCGGACATTATCGGATGTTTCCCAAAGCCGACAGTCTGCCGGCGGTATGCGCTCGAACTGAGCGCCGATGGAAAATATAAGCTGGTCCCGTTTCAGGATCAGAATGACTTTAACGTGTGGTTGGCCGCCGTAGCGGTTCACCACTGGAAGAACAATAATCTTAAAAGGAGATAAATATCATGAATGAAGTAGCGTTGCAGTTGGTAGAAACCGATGAAGTGGCGGCCCGATCTTTGAGTATTGTTGATCAGGCAAACGCCGTCATGGTCGTTGATGCCGACACATACACTAAGGCCGGATTCATCTGGAAATCAATACAGGCGATGAAGGCAGAAGTTGACGCCGCCTTTGATAAAAATATCAAGCGTTGGCACGAAGGGCATAAGGATGCACTCGCTGATAAGGCGAAATATTATAGTCCTCTCGACGCCGCCGCGCGGAAGGTCAAGCAGCTTATGTCTGATTGGCAGGCCGCCCAGGAAGCTATCAGAAAAGCCGAGGAAGACCGGCTCAGGAAGATTGCCGAAGAAGAAGAAAAAGAACGCCAGTTAGCGGCAGCAGTTAACGCAGAGCAATCGGGCGACACAGAAATGGCCGAAGCTATTATTGAAGCGCCTGTCTATGTCGCTCCTATCGTCGTGCCGAAAGCCGTCCCGAAGATGGCAGGTGGGCCGGTTTACCGCGAAGTGTGGGCCGCCGAAGTGACGGATATTAAAGCCTTGTGCATGGCCGTAGCTACCGGGAAAGCGTCAACCGAGTGCGTCACCGGCAACATGGTTGCCCTGAACCGCATGGCCGTAGCCCTGAAAGGAACGCTGAATATCCCCGGCGTCCGCGCATACTCTAAGCGGGTTTAGCCATGATAATTGAAACCGTAACCTGCCCGAAGTGCGGCAAGAGTCTGAGGATCGAAACCGACCTGAAAGACTACATGGAGAAGCGGAAAGCGCAGTTTGAAAAGGAACACGCGAAATGTAAACCCACAAAGAACACTGCACAGTAAAGGGCGAAAGCTGGGAGAGGAAGACATGAACGAGAAACCGATATTATTCAGCACGCCGATGGTTCAGGCGATACTGGCCGGACGCAAGACGATGACGCGGAGGATTGTGAAAATCCAGCCATATTTGTTTGATCCGCACGGCGATGCCAAAACATGGGTATGGAAACATATTGCAGGATTGCGGCCATATTTATCTAAGGAAATGGTCAAACATTGTCCTTACGGAACACCCGGCGATCACCTATGGGTGCGGGAGACGTGGGCTGGTGGCGAAGATTACGGAACAATCATATATAAAGCATCCGGTACGCCCCTGCCGAAGCACACCGGCGCTCGATGGCATCCATCAATCCACATGTTTCGCCGTTTCTCAAGGATAACGCTGGAAGTCACAGGCGTCAGAGTTGAGAGGTTGCAGGAGATAACGGAAGATGACGCCTGGAAGGAAGGCGTCCACGAATTAGTTGATAAAAAACGCCCATACATTGACAAATGGGGCGGTACACCAGCCAAAGCAGCGTTTTCTAATTTGTGGGAGTCAATCAACGGCAAGAAATATCCGTGGGGGTCAAACCCGTTTGTGTGGGTGATTGAATTCAGTCGGATTAAGTAACGAAAAGCTCACGCGGAGGAGCGCAGCGACGATCGGGTGCAGCGATTTGTTAGCACTTTTTTTTAAAAAGGAGAAAGTAAAATGGGAGTTGATTTAATATTATTACCTTACGATGCAAGTTTTTTCTCTCACACTGTTTTGCAGGTTAATAGAGATTACGACCTTCACGATGCCATAAGAGCACTTCCGGCTATGGAAGTTGATGATAATTTTACCTCGTACGTAAGCCGAGACGATAAATATGAAGATACGCACTATGGAAAGACCATAGAAAATCCATACGGTGAACGAGTTGTCTTTGTTCTGGCGAAGGATTTAAAGACGGTTGGAATCACAGGGCCAACAGGTGCTTATGTCAAAGAACTTGATGATAGGTGCAAAGTTGCACTGTATTGGTGCTAACGCCAAGCTCAGGCGGAACGGAGCGAAGCGTAGTGATCGACTGGAACGACAGGTTATATTTTGTTTTGAAAGGACTAAGTAAATGGAAATAAATGCCGGAGATAAATTATTATATAATGGCTATGAAAAAACGCCTTCCGTGAAAATCAATGCTGTTTTAATTCCAGGACATCCCGAATATGACGGAGCCTTGCCGGGCGTTTCGTTCACTTATTTAAAAAAGCGTGGCAAGCCGCGTTGGTTTTTCCCGTGTAAAACGGTTGATGATTTTTTTAAGGATGCCAGATTTTCAAATTTGGTGAAAATATAACGAAAAAATCAGCCGGAGCGTAGCGCTCGGCTGGATTGCCTGGTTTGGCGATCTATTTGCTGCGCGGAAAGGATTTAAAATGAAAACCAACACTACTCTCAATGTTGAAACACCGAAAGGGAAGATTCTTCGTATCTTGGTGGAGAAGAAAAACGATGCTTTAAAAAAAGCTGGCGAATACGCCCTAAGTTTTATTCGGACGAATGATGAAACCGATAAAATTCGCGCGATGGAATTTTGTGCGCTCGCGGATGGATTCAGTTCATCGTATGACATTGTGGCCGGGAATATATAGGCCCAACGCAGACATCAGCGTGAGCGAGCAACGCGAGCGAGTCGGCTGCATGGATTTGTTGGATTTTTTTTTAAACAAATAAATTAAGGAGATTACTATGGGAGACAGAGCAAACGTAGTAGTAAAGGAATCGGATGAACAAGTCTGTTTATACACACACTGGAATGGGTACGCACTGCCGAGCGTTTTACAAGCGGCGTTAAAACGAGGAGCCGACAGGATTGATGACTTCCAATATCTCACGCGCATAATATTTTGCGACATGGTTCGCGGGCACGAGAACGATTTAACTGGATATGGAATCACACAAAAAGTCCATGACGGAGATAGACAAATCATAACAGTAGACCTCGATAAAACAACAGTGGCTGTAAATGAAAAAGAGCCAATCTTAATTACTGACTTTGTAAAATTAGAATCCGTAAGTTGGTAGCCGAATCCAACGAAAAAATCAGCCGGAGCGTAGCGCTCGGCTGGATTGCCCTTGTTGGGCAATTATTAACGGAGGACATAATGAACGACAAAAAAAGAATTGATTGGTTGGAAAAACAGCATGGCTCGGCTTTAGTCTCTGATGACCATAGTCACTGGGTAGTTGCAACATTTGGGATGCAAAGCATTCCCAAAAAATTCCCTGGTGATATTGACACAGCCTTTTTTATCAAAAAGAAGGAATGGAAAAAAAGTATTCGTGAAGCGATTGACCACGCTTACCAGCAGGAGGCCGTATGCAAGAAAGAGACGTAATAGCGAATATTATTTTTTGTCCTCTATGTCATAAGCATCACCCGTATGATAAGAAATGTGAGGTTGCGCCAATCAATCAGAAATTGATTGAAGAAATAGCAGGCAAACTCAAAAATGGAATAAACCATGATCACCGATGTTTTTGTGGAATGGCTAAATGTATTCCTCATGGAATAGGACATGATGGATGTGAACGGTTTATGACAGAACCGCCCGACTTAACAAAAGCTACTCTCTTTACTTACGAGCAGCAGCGTGGATATTTCCAGCATCCGTGTGGGTGTTGGAGCAGACAGCAGGATAGTGAAAATTCATTATCTGCATAACGCAAAGCTCACCGGGAGGAGCGGAGCGACGATCGGCTGAATGCTCTTGTTGTCTGATTTTGTGGAGGGTTTAATAACATGGAAGAAAAAATAACAAAAGAATATATTTCCGCTGATGGCAAGACTTTTGATAATGCAAAAGATTGCATATCACATGAAGAAAGAGTTAAAAGAGGAGGTATTTTCCTTTTTGGGGTGGAACTTACAGAGGAAAGATTAAATGATTATCTTCGGAGAGGCTACTGGCTTGCAAACTATTCCCCGGGGAAACTAGGTATATTTGCACCGCCTCCTGGGAATGGTTGTTATGGGCATATATATGGGCCATTGGCTGATAAACTAGGTAAAAAGCATGATAGGCATAATTTTAATGTCTACGAAATGCGTAGATCCGACAGATAGGTCGGAAAAGAACATAGTTAGTGCTATGTTATACAGATCGACTTTTTACGAACTTTAGCCGAAAAGTCAAGGAGGGAAAATGAAGATCGTCAATCCATTAAGTATCAACAACAGTGAAGAACCTATTCAATCAGTATTGCGCTGTTTAGCAGGACAAGGCGGTTGCGATGGCGCACCGTATGATCAGATGCAGGTAGCTGCGGATTGCATTGATGCCCAGCAAGCCGAGATTGACCGGCTGAAAGCAGAGGTTCTGACAATTCGTAAGTTGCTATGGGTGGGTCACGGACATAGAGGGCTTTATGGAGATGATGGTGAATTGCAGTGCGCTCAATGTTCTCCTGCCTACGACTATAAAAATGGTAGGTTGGAAGATGTTGTAAGACAAGCGATTAGCGTTTTGACTGAGCAGGTCGCAAAGTGGCAGAGGGCGGTCGAGGCGATGGAGAAGATGGAGTACCATTGTCCCTATGAGGCAGGGACGTGTGAAGATTGTGTTTCTGTTTTGCGCGCTTACCATCAGGAGGTCGTATGCAAGAAAGGGTGATACAGGTTAAGATTGAAGTATCAGACGACGGTGGGCATTGCGGGTATTGCAAGCTACGAGGAGGTCGAAATGATAATTTATGCCTGATGACTGGTAGATACCTGCATTTTGACAGAGCAGAAAAAGCTTATTGGCGTGAGGCCGTCTGCAAAGCTGCGGAGGCGAAGGAATGAATTTATTATCACCATTGTCTGATAGAATAATTGTTCGCGGTAATTACGTTGGTCTTGATGACAGGTTTTGGTACGTAATAGTTAAGCATAAAAAAATCTTCCGTAAAGCAACATATTCCATTGAACAGGTTTATGCGTGGGTTGACACACCATCATTCCAGAATAAAGGAGATGCCATTGAATTTGCTAAAAGATGTATCTGTGATATACACGACTTAATTAAAAGAGAGGCGAATGAATGAAAGCACCCCCGCTGGTGCGCGTGTCTTTTCCTGAGATGCTATCTCCGGCGGCTAACAGAGGCGGTCGGGGGTACTATGCTTACTGAGCCTTCGTCCCGCCGGTAACGTCGTGGTCTTTCGCAAGGTAGCCCATTGCGGCCACGAATGCGGCAATGCCGACTGATTCCCATTTGAACTCACCGTTTGCGATGATCGGGTAAACTACCACCGCGATTGCGCCTAAGATTCCAAGTATAGTTGTTTTCCAGTTTTTCATTTAAAATCCTCATAATGTGCCATGACTTCATGTTTGTGGAAATACCCAGGCGCAACAATGACCACGTTGCGCTTGACCTTGTTTGTTATCCAGTCCCATATCCTTTGTGGCAGGTTTCTGTCCGTCCAGTTACCATCTTCGTGACAGGCAATTTCGTGATAGACTTTTGCCGCCATTTCCTTGCTTACGATAGGGTCAGAGTCCTTTCGGCAGAGATAGTCGTGCGCAGTTCCAGCCATCGGGTTCTGGCCTCTGTATGGCGAAGTCGATTCCAGATCCCAAACAAAGCCCTTCGGGATAAGCACACCGCTTTTTAATGTGCCGGAGTAGAACCCCCACGTTTCCAATAAACGCCAATATCTGCCCCTGCTTCCTGGTATCAGTTCAAGTTTGATCGTTGTCGGGATGATTGTCATTTTCGCCCACCATACTTAATGCTGTAGTGATTGCCGTCCTTGAATCTACCACCCCATGCACAGTCATCGTCGAGTCCTTCCCAAAACTCACCAAACTGCTTATGATCTTCGGTTGTAACGAGGTATTTGCCGTCTTTAAAGAGGTCAATGTCTACAGCGAGTCCTTCATAGTGCAGGCTGTTTTTCATGTGCTTGAGGCCGTCCTTGCCAAGCAGGGGGGTATATCCTTCGCTTATCATGTAGTCAATGAGATCGGCAACGTATCCGGTAAACTTAGCTCTTTTGTCAAATAGTTCGCTCATTTGCTCGTCCGTTCAATCAGGGTATCCAGCTTCTTTTCAATCCTGTTCATGTCGCACTCGTAACGATCTTTATCGACCTTCTTTTCCTGCATAACGTCAATCCTGAGGTGTGCTGTATCTGCGCGTTCCTTGACCGATGCTGCGGCAAAACTACCAACAATCAAAAGCAACGTGAGTAGAACCCCTACAATCCATTTCCATGTGATAGGTTTACCGTTTTTATCGACCATTTTCTCACCTCATTAAAATATAGTTCCCGTTTCCCACCTTTATAATCACGTCCAGCCGTGAGAGCCAGACCTCCCCCGATAGTGTCTCCAGAAGCCAGCTTGTTTGACCCCCATCAGAAACGCGGGGAACAATCGAACAGTCCGGCCACGGCGTCTCTCGAGGCCTCGCTGGATTCCACATCACTGCTTCGTGTTCCAAGATCACTTTCATACAGCCCCATTACGTCGCGCTGATATTGCATGATTGATTCCATTGCTGCCATGTGGCACTCGAAAACCGCTTCAATCAGTTCAAAGAGTTCTTCCATTATTGCACCCAATTTAAAACGGGAGTCTGTGAGCAGGTAGCCGAGCATGACCGATTGGCAGACATTGCTACGTTCCCCGTTGTCGCGTTGCAGTCACCTGAGTAAACAGCGTTTCGCCATCCGTTATGGCAGGCGGCGCTCACTGTTACCGCCGTTCCATCCGCAAACGTGGTTCCTGTGGGGTAGTTTGACATTCCCGAAACCCCTGTGCCTGTGGTCAGTGTCAGCGTTCTGATCGTTGCTTCGCCGGTATATGTTGACCCATTTCCGACGCTGCGACCCGTGAATGAAGCCAGATCATTGGTTAATGCTGATACGTCCTCAACCCCTGCCGTGGGCTGCGTGTAGGCCAGTGTGAGGTTTTCGCTCTGTAAAATTGGCCGCGAGATAGTATAGACAAGGCTTGCCGTTCCTGCGCCGGATGCGTAGGTCAAGGTTACGTCCGCGCCCGATGGGTCAAGAACAAACCCGCCGTTACCACCCGCGCCAAAGTTTACAGGTTCATCGCAAGTGATTGTCAGGGAGGTTCCTGCGGGGTTGACTGATACGGATGACACTTGCGGGGCTGTGCTATCGGGCGGGGCTACTTCTCCACGCAGGGGATGTGGGTAATCGTAAGGTGTAAAGTATTCTTCCCATGTATCGGTTGAGGTGCATTTGTAAAGTGTGCCAGCATAGGTAGTTGATGCAGACCTGTCAGGTGTACAGCTTGGGTTTGTAACATAATCACAAATCGAAGCTCCTGCATATCCCGTAATATCGGCACAATTAGTTTGGTTGGTGGCCCAGTATCCAACGCCAGTTGTGCAAGAGCTTGGACGATTGGCAAGGGTTCCGCATCCAACGCCAGCCGTACACGCTGCCCCACCAGCAGCGCAATTCGTATTGTTATGATTTTGAAAATCACGCCCACCTAATATTACTCCACCTAAAGTCGAAGAGAACACCCCCGCAGTAATAAGGGATGAGGCATCATTAAAGTTTTGCCATACATATACCGGTGCAGATACTTGGCTCGGAGCTTTAGTTGTAGCTGTTGGAAAACTTGTCCACGTTGACACATCAGTACCCATGCCAATCTGATCACGGCAGGGATAGCCAGCAGATATTTTATATTCATTAGTGTTTTCTAGCGTTGAGGAATCAAAAAAACCTGCTGAGCATGTTGCGCTGGTGCTGGTATTCGCTGTAATAATACAAGCCGCCCCTGCCAGTGTGCCGGTCAAGCCGCCCTTTGTTTCATTCGTTATGGTCATGCCTATGAGGGCGTTAGTGGTCCACGATTTAGTGCTATCTGTTAGGACGGTCGATGATGTTGTGCCTGTGTGAGTCCCTGTCCCATTGTTAATCGCTGTATTCCCATCCCAGAAAGATGCGCCGTTGCATCTATGCGCAGAGCCGAAATCGTCCGCGTCCCCCCACTCACTCCTGTTATTACCGAACGAAATACTGGAATTATATGTTGCAGATACAAAATCATTTCCATAAATCAGTCCGGAACCAGCAAGCGGCCCGTAACCTTCATTGGTGGTCGATATGTGAGATTTGTTGCCATATATTTCTGATGACCGCACACCACGCGATTGGGAATCCTGGATGCTGTGTACATTAATCCAACCGTTATAAATAGTATTGTACCTGTAGGTACTCCGTGACGCATTGGTTGCATCCAATACCTGTTTTACACTGGTTCCGGTTGACGAATAAAAATAATTATCTTCAACGAAAACCTGATTTTCATCACCTAGCACGATATCCGCTGCCCAAACATTTCGCTGGGTAGCATAGTCGCCAAGACCGCCCTGTGTTATGCCGCCGTTAATTACAATATTATTATCCGCAACGCCAGACGCGGACACACCAGTCCCGCCCCAGAATCCGACAAAATTCGGCGTACCTGTCGTGCTGGTGGATATTATGCTCTCGTAAACGCAATGATCGACGCGGTTATTCTTTCCGCGAAACATAATCATCTGGCGTTTTTGATCTAGAGCACTTAAGAATTTAAAGCCGCTGACCCTTGTCCCTGCCGCACCACCCGCGCCTGTATGCGCTCCGGTTTCTATAACCCAGTTGCCGGTTGCTGTTATTGTTAAAACTGACGCGCCGGGGCCGATCAAAGACAACGGTTTCGCGGCAGGTATGTATGTAGCATATCCGGGCCATGTAACTCCACCTGCGTATGTTATGTTCAGGGTGCTTCCGGCGGTTACTGTCGCATTGCTAATACAGGCTTGTACGTCTGTATGTGCGGCACTGGGTGTACCACCGGCATCAGACGTTACCGTCCATGGATTAGTCCCGCTGATCCCCCATGCACCACAATACCCAGCGGCAGATACAGATACAGGGAAAACCATCACTATCAATAATACTAAAAATACAAGATACTTTTTCATCTAATGCCCCTATTTGATCTCAAAATAAACGCCTTGATCTCGACCTGCTGTCTGAGTAAATCCACCAGGCAGCGTAGCAGGAGGAGACGCATAACCACCAGCGATAGTAAGTGAATACTGATTATTTGACCCTCCAGTATTTCTTCTTACCATCCGGGCTGTTGCTCCACTCGCTACAGCGCAAATCCATATTTTTTCAGTTGTAGCTACAGATGTGTCGGAACCACTTGCTTCTGCTGAACTTTTTGTAATTGCAGAAGATTCAGGTAATATAATTGTGGCTGTTGCCATCAGTGCTGCATTAGCCGATGGCCCTACAGACCCATCGCATGTGTCCCCCGATGGACAACTGTATGCAAGAACCTTCGCATTTGATGGAGACGCCCCTGACCTTCCTTCGTAGTAAGCGTAAGATAATGTTCCAGTGCAAGTAGGAGACCTGATATAGCAATAAAATATATCTGATACATCCGCCGCAACCTCATCGCTATAATCAGTTTTATCCCCCACATACTGAGTTGCCGGGTCACATCCAGCCGCCCCTTGCCCACCAGCACATGACACGAGCATGTTCATCCTGGCCGATGCAGTTATCGGGAGAATTAGAAGGCAGGTAAGGAAAAGGATTATTCTTCTGTCCA